TAATTGACGATTGAGATTGTTGATTAAAAGATTAAAGACGACAATCGATAACAATCGATTGGCGACAACTAAAAAGGTAGGGTTTTAGTTTCACCCCATCAAGATCATCGATCTTCGATGACTCTTGTTTAGGGGGGTTTTGTACGAACACATTATAAGAAAGGACGACATATATGATACCATTTGTAGCTGCAGGGCGAGTAGGCGTAAGCATGCTTAGAACCCTATACAAAGGCAAAAAAAAGCTAGGAAAAATGACTTCAGGAGCTGCTAAATACGCAAGCCAAAAAGGTTATCCTGGCGTAGCTAAAGGACTATATGGTGCCCAAGATAAGGCTCATAAAGGTTCTAAAGCGACAGGTAAGTGGATCAAGAAAAATCCAAAAGTATCTAGTGCTATAACAGGTGCTGTGATATGGGATATTCTAGATAACGACTAATGGCTAGGAAGTTTAAGGACTTTATAGCACACGAGCCTATACACCACAAAACTTCGATCGGAAGGAATCCGAGCAAGTGCAAAATGAACAAACACAAGAGACGTCAATTTAAAAAATACAATGGACAAGGGAAATGATAGCAACTAAATTCTTAAGTAAATTATTCGGAAAAAAACCTAAGAACACAGTCGATATGTGGAGGTTTCCTATAGAGCGACAAATAAAGCAAAAGCAAAATTTATCGAAAAACTTCAAAGATCCAAAATGGCGAAAAAAAACGAAGTTGCTCGCTGAATCTAGAAAGTACATAGGATGAAAACTAAAAAATTAGAGAAATTAGCAGATAACTTAATTATGTTGAATCCTGAAGAACAACAGGAGCTTCAACTGATATTAAAAGCTAAGTTAATGCCAGAGATGGCAAAAAAACAACAAGAGGGTTTATTGAAACAGCAGCAAATGAGTCCTCAAATGGCAGCTATGGGCAAACGAGCAGGAATGCAAATGCCTATGCCAACAGTACAAGATGCTGCTAGACAAGGACTATTAAGATGAGCATGAGTTTAGTGAAAACTTTAGCAAGTGCTTCTAAGTTTAGAAGAACGCTAAGAAAAGCTGGATCTAAAATTGGCTTAAAAGGTGTCAAAAACCGAAAAGGTCTGCGTGGTGGCATGTGGGCGAAAAAAGGTGCTATTGGTGCAGCTTACAATGTTAAAGCAATGAGAGCTGGCATGGCAATGGGTGCTAAAGCTGGAAAAACAGGTGCAAAAAGTGCACCTTATGGTAAAGCATATGGTTATGGACACGCATTAAGAGGTCAAGCTATAGGACACTTTGCTAAAAGATATCCAAAAACACAATTTGCTATTCAAGCTGGTAAAGTAGCTAGTATTGGTGCATTAGGTGCATGGATATTAAACGATGACGACAAGAAAGCATAATGAAAGTACCAGCAGTTAAAAGATATAGAACTGAAATTAAAAAAAAACCAAAAAAGATTAAAAGTTTTGATTCAAAGTTTCGTAAATTTGCTAGATTTGCTGCAGGAGCTGCAGTAGGTGTAGCTGCTTATGAAGCAATTAAAGCTTTATCTTCAGGAAAGGACGATTAAATGCCAAAAGTAGGAAAGAAAAAATTCGCTTATACTAAAAAAGGTAAAGCTGCAGCTAAAAAATACGCTAAGAAAAAAGGAAAAAAAGTATATGGCTAAAGATATGGTGGTTTGGAAACCACAAATCAATAAAACAGGAGCTACAACATTGTACCAGAGAAAATCTGGCACGTATGCTGCTGGTAAAACTAGAAAATATACTAAAAAAAAGGTAGCCAAAGGTAATATATTTGCAAAAGCAGGTAAACAAGCTAGTGGTGAACAAAGATTTTTAGGAAAAACATTACCTAGGATGGCTTGGGGTGCAGCTAAATGGGCATGGAGACATCCTATTGCATCTACAGCATTAATGTTTGCAGGAAAACCTATTGCAAATGCTTATAGACGAGCTGATAAAGGTTATTCATTTTCTGAATTTAGAAATTATAATAAAAAAGGTAGAAAAATAGTTTAATGGTTGAAGAAGATAAAACATACGAAAACGAAGTTAGTAAACCTGAAAAGGATACAAAATGCTGTAGCGAACATGGTGGTAAAAGACCTGGAGCTGGTAGACCTTTTGGAGCTAAAACTAAAAAGTTATGGAAATCTATGGAAGAAATGGCAGTTAAATACCAACATTCTCCTTTAGATTATTTGTTATCTGTGTTAAACAATCCTGCAAGCTCACCTGAACGAAAAATATACGCAGCCGAAAAGGCAGCACCTTTTGTTCATCCAAGGTTAGCTAGTACAACATCAAGAGTAGGAATAGATGAACCAGTCCAAATCAAAGTCCAATGGCAAAAAGAAGAAAGTTAAGATAATTGAGGTTCCTTATAAACCTCGAGAGTATCAAAAGGAAGTACACAATACTAGAAAAAGATTTAGTGTCCTAGTTTGACATAGACGATTTGGGAAATCAGTACTTTCAATAAACGAATTAATTAAAACAGCAGCAGACAAACCTAGGAGTTTATGTGCATTCATAGCTCCGACTTATAGACAAGGTAAAGCTATTGCTTGGGAATATTTAAAATTTTATACAAAACCACTAATGCAGTTTGGTGGTAGTAGGAATGAAACTGAATTAAGAATAGATCTCTTTAATGGAGCAAGAATTCAAATATTTGGTGCAGACAATCCAGATTCAATTCGAGGAATGGGTTTTGATGCAGTCGTCTTAGACGAATATGCTATCATGGCTCCTCGAGTATGGACTGAAATTGTAAGACCTGCAGTGGCTGATAAATTAGGATGGGTATTATTTATCGGAACACCAATGGGGCATAATCAATTCTGGGAAGTATTTGACTATGCTCAACGAGGTCATAAAGATTGGTATGGGAAACTATATCGAGCATCTGACACCAACGTCATTCCAGAGGAGGAACTGGAGCAGGCACGTGCAATCATGACGCCTGAGCAGTTTGAACAAGAATTTGAATGTTCGTTTACTGCAGCAGTGTCAGGAAGTTATTATGGACGTCTGATAACTAAAGCCGATAAGGATGGAAGAATTGGCTACGTGCCTGTAGACGAAAATGTAGGTGTGGAAACCTGGTGGGATTTGGGGATCGGAGATAGTACAGCTATTTGGTTTGCACAAAGAGTTGGACAAGAGGTACACCTAATAGATTATTATGAAAACTCAGGAGAATCATTAGCACATTATGTTGATATACTTACTAATAAAGGGTACGCCTATTCTAACCACATTGCTCCCCATGATATAATGGCGAGAGAGTTAGGAACAGGTAAATCTAGATTTGAAGTAGCACAAGAATTAGGTTTAGAATTTGAAGTAGCTCCAAAACTAGAAGTAGATCATGGTATCGAATCTGTAAGAAACTATTTACCAGATTGTTGGTTTGATAGAACAAAATGTAAACAAGGATTAGATGCTTTAAGACAATATAGAAAACAATGGGATGAAAAAAACCAAGTTTTTAAAAATAAACCTCTCCATGATTGGTGTTCACACGCAAGTGATGCGTTTAGGTATGGATGTGTATCCGAACCTTTAGATACATCAGAATGGGATAAACCAATTAGGATAGATACGAAATACGTAGTATGAAGAAACAAAAAAAATCAGAACAGGAAATATTATCAATTCTAGCAAAAGAAATACATAATTCATCAGGTTATATTGGTGGAGAAATTGTAGCTAGAAGAAAAAAATCATTAGAATATTATTTAGGTAATCCTCTTGGAAATGAACAAGAAGGAAGATCGCAAGTAGTTTCTAATGATGTAATGGATACTGTTGAAAGTTTAATGCCATCTCTTATGAAGATATTTACTTCAGGAGATAATGTATTTTCATGTGAAGGTGTAGGACCTGAAGATGAAGAAATGGCAAGACAAGCATCAGATTATTTAAACCATGTTTTTTTAAAAGATAATAATGGATTTACAGCATTATATACTGCATTTAAAGATGCACTAATTCAAAAGAATGGAATTTTAAAAGTTTATTGGGATGATTCTCAAAAAGTTGAAAGAGAAGAATATACAAGATTAACTGATGATGAGTTTAATGATTTAGTTTCTGATGTTCAGGTTAAAGTTTCTAATCATACTGATTACAAAGAACCTATTACAGATGATGCAGGTAAAGAAATAGATAAAGTTACTTTACATGATGTTGTTATTCATAGAACAAAATTATATGGACAAGTAAAAATAGAACCAGTTCCACCTGAAGAATTTTTAATTGAAAGAAGATGTAAATCTATTGATACAGCAAATTTTGTTGCACATAGAGTTAATAAAACTAAAACAGAATTAGTTGAAATGGGATATGATCCTGATTTAGTTTATTCGTTACCAACTGGAGATGGTGAAACTTATTCGGAAGATAAATATGTTAGACATCAGAATATTGATTTTGGTAAAGGTGAATCTTCTGGAGATAAATCTACTGACATGGTTTTAATTCATGAGTGTTATATTAGAATGGATGCAGATGGTGATGGTAGAGCAGAATTATTAAAAGTATGTGTAGCAGGTGATGGCAAGAAATTATTAGATGTAATGGAAGTAGATACAATTCCATTTATTTCTATGACACCTGTTATCATGCCTCACAGATTTCATGGTAGATCTATTGCAGAATTAGTTGAAGATATTCAATTAATTAAATCTACTGTTATGAGACAAATGTTAGATAATATGTATCTAACAAATAACAATAGAGTTGCAATACAAGATGGGCAAGTAGCTATGGACGATCTATTAACTAATCGTCCTGGAGGAATTGTTAGAACTAAACAACCACCTCAAAATGTTATGATGCCTATCCAGGCACAACCTATTACAGAACAAGCTAGTGGTATGTTAGCTTATTTAGATTCTGTAAAAGAAACTAGAACAGGTGTAAGTAGAACATCA